ATGACATTACTAAATTTTGTGAGTAAGATTGTGAGTAACTTCATCTACAAACACCCTTACTCACACATCATGTTAAACGATCTTAAAATCAAACAATTAAAGCCTAAAGAAAAAATTTACAGAGTTGCAGATCATTCAGGATTATGTGTAGAAGTTCGACCATCTGGTGGTAAATTTTGGCGTTACCGCTATCGATTCCTTACTAAAGCAAAAATGCTTACCATTGGTCAATACCCAGAAACTACTTTAGCTGAAGCTCGTTTAAAGACTTTGGAATATCGAAAGCAACTGGCTAATGGTACAGATCCATCGAGCTATCTTCAACATGAGCGACTTGAAGCACTCAAAGCGAGTAATGGAACTTTCTTTTTAGTTACTGCTGAATATTTGGAGTCTAAAAAAGGACAACATTCTGAAGAGTGGTTCCAACGCCGAAACAGTTACTTTAATAGAGATGTCTTTCCTATTATCGGTAGCAAGCCAATCCATGAAATTGATTCAATCGATATAAAGAATGTGCTTGATAGCACTACAGCTAGAATTAGGAAAACTGGTAAAGGTACTGGTGAGAATAGAGGCATCTTTGTTCGTCAAATGATTGGTGAGGTAATGCGTTACGCTATCATCACGAAACGAATTTCACTCGACCCAACATATGCATTACGGGGATATTTAAAACAGCCTGACGTGATACATGCGCGGCCTCTTACGGAAGTCGAAAAACGCGAGTTATCTAGTAAGCTAAATCAATATGGCGGTCTAACTAGCACGCGAAACGCTATTAAAGCCGCAGCTTATACATGGTTGCGAAGTATTGAGATTAGACGGGCATTAAAAGAATATATAAATTTTGATGATAAGACTTGGATTATTCCTGCAGTTTCTAGAGCTGATATTTTGGCCGGTAAGCGCAATATGAAGAAGAATAGAATACATATTGTTCCTTTATCAGACCAAATGTTTAACTTACTAAAAGAGCAGTTTTCGCTATATCCCAAAAGTGAATATATTTTCCCTGGAGAGGATGGCGACATGATGGGAAAAACAACTTTAAATAGTGCATTACAAAATATGAAGTTTGATTTTACGATGCATTCTTTACGTGCTACTGCTTCAACCGTTGCCAATGAAAATGGATTTAATCAAGATTGGGTTGAGCTTCAACTGGCTCATGCTTCAGATAACAAAACGAGAGCCTCATACAATCATGCTCAACATCTAAGTGATCGTAGAGAAATGATGCAGTGGTGGGCTGATCATGTTGATAGTTGGGGCGGTTAGTTTCCGACCAAATGCACATCTTATGGCGACACCGAATGTCGCCCTCTTGTTTATCCACAGTTTTTTAAATTTGAATTCATAACAGCACAACTCTAACATAAAACTTGAATTTGTAACTTTTTCAAGATTGGTATGAGAGAGAGAATCTTTGCATTAGTTGACGTGAACAACTGCTACGTTTCTTGTGAGCGTGTATTTAATCCTAAGCTAAACGACCGCCCTGTCATTGTTCTAAGTAATAACGATGGGTGTGCTGTTGCTCGTTCGCAAGAAGCCAAAGACCTCGGGATTAAAATGGGAGTACCTCTATTCCAAATTAAAGATATTGTTGAACAGAACAACGTTGTTGTGATGTCGAGTAACTATGCTCTATATGCTGAAATGAGTCGTCGCTTTCATAATATTCTTGCGGGTTTTGTTGCAAACAAAGAAGTTGAACAGTATTCGATTGATGAATGTTTTTTAGACCTCACTTCTTTTGAAAATTACAGAGACTTAGCCGCATACGGCCATGAGATGAAAAATGTATTGTGGCAATGGCTGGGCTTACCAGTATGTGTTGGAATTGGTCGCAGCAAAACAGAAGCAAAAATTGCAAACCACATTGCCAAGAAGAATAAGCAATCTAATGGTGTTTGTGATCTAGTGCGAATGGATCCATGCAATAAAGAAGACTATCTATCGAGAATAGATGTAAGTGAAGTGTGGGGTGTTGGCAGGAAGCATACTAAGAAGCTACAAAGCATGGGTATTAATACAGTATTTGATTTAGCTTGCAGTAACCCAATTCAGATGCAGAAGCTATTTAGCATCGTAATGGCTAGAACTGTAAATGAATTACAAGGCATTTCATGCATTGAGATTGAGCATACTCCACCGAGTAAGAAGCAAATCATTTCAAGCCGATCTTTTGGCCAACGAGTGACAAATATTCAAGACTTAAAAGAAGCAATCGCGATGCATGCTCAAGATGCTTGTAAGCGCTTAAGAGCCGATGAATCTTTATGTGGATGCATCCTAGTTTTCGCCCAATCCAATCCATTTGATAAGAATATGCCCTACTACAACCAGTCAGTTTCGTTCGCATTCCCACAGCCCACTGATTGCGTCACAGACCTCGTGAAAGCTGCATCGATCATGATTACCCACGTTTATAAACAAGACATCTTATTCAAGAAATGTGGCGTTGTGCTGACGTGTTTGGAGCCAAAAGCATCGCATATCTATGACTTACTAACTGACATGAGTAAAGTAGAAGAAAAAGAAAACTTGATGAAAGCTTTCGAAGGGATTCAGGAAAAATTTGGAAAAAGGAAAATAGGTATTGGACCAAGTTTCCTTCCTAACCGTGGCTGGTCAATGAGCCGAGACAAATTAAGTAGAAACCCATTTACATGGTCTGGACTATTGAGAGTTAATTAATGCTGATAACACTGCAAACAAACACTAATGCTAACGTTTGTTTTGATTGAGTGTGCTGTGCAGCTTGATAAGAGTATGCACAGCACTGTGACGACTAATGCAAATTTAGAACGCTTGCAGTTCACTTTAATTATCGACTGCTGCGTATTGTAATTGCCCTGCGACTCGATTCGTCCATCCTTTCCCATAACGCCCCCAAGTTGAAAGCTTTGTGTAGTAAGTCAAACGTTCTGCATTGAATTTCATCAATACATCATTGAGATCAGCGTCATTGATTGCTTTGATAGTGAGCGGACCAATGATGCCGTCATCTGCTACACCAACCGCAGACTGTAATTTTCGTTTAGCTGTTGCCATACCTGCATTTATTGCAAAGTCCCAAACCTGAAATACAATTGCCGCATTGATATTTTTGGCTGCTAAACCATTCCACCAATCACGTTTGTAGATCTGTTTCGCCTGATCAAGCGTCAAATTCTTAATATCAAGATTCGGGTAAGTCATTGCTGAAATTCCGTATTTCGTGCCCTTCAGTTGCCCTTTGCCAATGATGCCAGTGGTCCAGTTGCCACGGTCGTTACGATCATTTGTAAATCGACCTTCGTGGCCAATAAGACGTTTAAAAGCTTCCTCAAATGTTAGCTTGCTCATTCTTCACCCCCATGCAATTCAGGCTGTTTCTTTAATCGCGCTAAAATCATCGCAACACCTACAAAGCAGCCGACTATTTCTTTCCACTGCTCAGGAATCGAGTTTTTAAGCTCTTGAGGAATCACAAACCACACGTTTAAGAACTGCTCAGAGAACAAAATCAGAGCATAAAAAAAAGCGCTTAATGCGCCTACTTGTACAGATTTCAGTTTGTATGACTGTTTCCAGTTATCGATTAATTTCATTATCTCCACCTGTCTTTTTATCAATTAAATCACTTACAAAATGTGTGCCTTTAAATCCAATTGCCGAAGCCGCCCCCACTGCCACCATTTCTGGTACGTTAAACCACATCAGCAAAGACCAAGTACCCACGGCAAACAGACCACACATGCCCGCCTCTAACCAGTCTGCTTTGCCATGCTTCCGTTTAGTTCGTATCAATGCCATCGTGAACGCCATCAAGAACGAAGCAAACGCAATCCCAAACGCCTCGTATATTTCTTTTGTGTATTTTAAAAACTCTTCCCACATAGACTTCCCCAAAATTATGCAGTTCGTCGCCAAATTGCAAAGACCATTGATGGCTGTACGTTGTTGTGTGGTTCGCCCCCACCTGTATTTTCTGTATTATTTGTTCCGTCTACCCCGCTTGATTTTCCGTCAATTGTTCCACTGCCTGCTGTGCTTGTTGAAAATCCTACTGCATGGTTGTGTGCTGGCAATTCATTTATAGCCAAAGTGTGTAGATATGCCCCAAATGTACCGCCGAGAATTTTGGTCCAAGCTGGATCAAGGGATTGATCAGACAGACCAACTATTGCCTTGCCTTTTGAAACAAGTTCCCATGTACCATATCCCAGCCGTGAATTTGGATCCGTTGCGGTTAGGGAGATATAAATATCACCAACTTTAATGCGCATGCTTTCTATCGCTTGCGATAGCTGTTCATCAAATGTTTGAGACAAAGCTTCAATTGCTGCGTCAATTGCTGCGTCTCGATCTATTTCAACTTCTTTATTGAGATCGGTACGTAGTAGTGACGTATCGTCAATTAAATCGTTGATCTGATCAGTATGTTCATCACGTGCATCTTCAAGATCAGCAACACGTTGTTCTATGTTGTTCGAACCGCCCGATGTGCCATCAATTAAAGCTTGCGCAACCGATTCGGGGTCAGATATACCATCTCCCTCCTCGATTAAATTACCATCTGCGTCAAGTACTCGAAAATAATAATCACCAGAGATGTAGATTGCTGCGCTACCTGTGTCATCAAGTATCACTGGCCATGTATTAAGGCTTTCCATAGAACGATCTGGATATGTGTCTTTTGGTTCTGTTGTGCTGCCCGACTCATATGCAAAGACTTGACCGCCAATTAATGGCTCGCCATTATTATCAAACGCGCGGTATTTCACTGGCGCAAGTGGATATGCTGCTGCCATTTTTTCACCTTTATAAATAGAAAAACCGCCAATTAAGGCGGCTTGCGATGGGTATAGTATTTACTGATTGCTTGTTTCAGCACCAGTTATGACACCAGCTCGTACTAATCGATCAATCAATGCTCGCTCTTGTTGAGTTAGTGATTGCAGTAATTGTCGCCCTGATAGATCAGGGCTTAACGCTTGATTAACAGCCCTACTGTCTTGAACATCCTTGATTGGTGCAAGCAACATTCTTACACCTGGCTTATTAATAATGCCGCTGAAATAATTCATGACTGCCGAAGCTGTATTTGAATTATTGACGTAGGAGTGCGGTGGTTGAGTTACTAGATAATGACCAGCCTTGCTAATGTCCTTAATGTTTTTAAGCTCATCTGTACTGAACATTGTCTGCAAGCGTCGATCACTAATTGCATCAAGTGCTCGCTTCATGCCAGCAGGACTGAACTGACCGTTTTGATTGACAGCTTTACTAGAAATATACTCAAGCACCTGTTGCTTTATATCGCCAACCGCTTGAGGATTAATGTTGTTAAGCAAATCAATTGTTTTGTCTAGCTCTTTAACGTTGCCATTCAATATGTGTTTATTGAATAATTTATCAGGCTCTATACCTTTTCTTGCATCTTGAAGAAGCGGCATTCCCTCAATCTGCTCCATATTAAATTTATTGGCTTGCCGTGCAAATTGATATGCTTGAGCAGCATCATTTCCGCTCGACAAAATCCCCTGCATTGCTTCCTTTTGTCGACCTTCCAGCGCATCACGAACAAGACCGATTGAGTGTGTTGCGCTTGTTGGTTGCCCCATTTGTAAAGATGATTTGTACTCTCTATTGAGAATCTTAATTAGTTCTTCAGATTTTCCAAGAGTGAACTTATCAGGATTGTCTGCCACATCCTTTAGAATCTTTTGAATGCCAGCAGGCAAACTTGTAGCTGCATATTGTTCGTCGAGTTTCGTAAAAGCGTCATTCGCAAAGCCACGACCATCCAGTACAATGTTATTGCCATCAGCCTTTCTTGCTACATCGTACGCTGCACCGATGAAGCCTTTATTTTGTTGAAGTTGGGTGTTTACAGAATCAAGAGCATTTTTCATTGCCCCATATTGATCTGTTGCCTTTCCACCAGTTTTTTCAGTGGCTTCATTTAATAAGCGTTGAAGCTGCACATTATCATCGATTAACTTATCTCTGAGCTGATCACCTGAGCCACTGATTTTTGCCAATTCTGCTTGTTTTTGCCAGTCTTGTGCATTACCACTTACCTGCGCCCTCGTCCCTTTTAATCCGAGTCGGTCAAGCACAGCTTTACGTGCAACCGCATCAGCATTTAAATCCTTTCCTGATTTAAGCAACTTTTCAGCATCAGATCTTAGTCCTCGCACAACATCATCCGAAAGCTCACCCAAGCTCATGCCCTGCTGCTGCAATGCCTTATCAAGTTTCTCATCAATCTGCTGAAGTATTTTCTGTGTATTTTGAGGTTTAACTTTTCTAGCAATTGCTGTAACACCTTGACCGATTTTTTCTCCTAATGCACCACCTGCTGCGCCACCAATAGCCCCTAAAGCTGTATTTCCTAGTCGTTGGTTTGCATCCTCAGCAAATCCTACGCCACCCATTGCCGCACCTACTGCTGCGTTTTGTCCAGCTACTCGTGCACCAGCACCTGAAAGTACTTTAGCGCCCTGATATGTTCTCCCAAGTGCTGCCATGGGTGCTGTTGCTGCAATTTGCCCCCCAAGACGTGTCACATCATAACCTTGGTCGTGTGCTTGTCTGCGCGCTTCATGCCACTCATCTACTGCGGTACGTTTCTTGGTTACTCGATCATAAGAACCAGTATCAAGATTTGTTCCTAGAACCGAATTTACGCCACTACTGATCTTGTCGGCGGCATAGGATGTTCCTTGTAAAACCCCTGCTCCCAGATCAGAAACACCAAGCAAAGCCGACTCCCAAAACTTGGTCGGCCCTGCTTCATTGGCTTGCTTTGCTGTAGCCTCTTTCTCTGATGCCTTCCAATCAAAAGGCTTGAAATTAGAGCGCTGCTGTTCTTTAACAAGTGCGACTATTTGCGCTGCATTTAAACCTGATGTTCCGCTTGATGGTGGTTTTTGTTGTGGTTGTTTTTGACGCACAAGATTTACAATGTCGTTTGCATTCAATGCTCTTGTTGTCACTTTGTGCACTCCTGTATGTGTTTGTTGGCTTCCCAATAATTTATTAGTTTGCTCCCAAGACTTTTTCGGCTGAGCATAAGGGGATGAAGGTAAAGAAGCCCATGTACCTCCAGACTTTTGAATTGCGGTATTGAAATCACCTTTCAAAACATGGGGTAAAGCACCGTTTTGAGCGAGCAATGCAATTGCCCCAACGTCTTGAGATTTTGATGAGAAGTCATTTAGTCCATACTGTTTAGCTAAACCATCCCATGTGTTTTTTAGAAACTGGTAGCGGCCTGCTGCTGTTGTATAGTTAGTCTTGCCATCGGTTTGTTTAAATTGTTTTCTTATGTTTGGGTGAGCAGAAAGGTTGTCGATACGTTGATTGCCGAACAGGGTGTTGTATCCATGAGCTACGCCCTCAGTTTTGGCAATCAAATCAAGCATTTTTCTCACATTTGGATTGCCAAGCATTTGTTCAATTTGCTGTCTTGTTGCCATAACTTTTCCTTGGGTAATAAAAAAGCACCCGAAGGTGCTAATTTGGAATTACGTAAAAGGCTCTAATACCGTCCTTAATCGGCTCATACCTCAGAAGTCTAAAATAAGAGTTTTCTTCAAAGAATTCCCACATGTCCATAACTGGATTGGCGTAAATTGGGTGGGTAAAGTCCTTAATAACCACTTTGACGCTTTTCAACCTCAACTAATCTCTTGTGCAAATTAGAGCATCTATTCTTTAAGCCTTCTTGACTCCTATTGAAGTCATTGGTGTTTTTAAGCATCAAGTCCCGCAGAAGCTCATCCTTTTTCTCAATTTGCCTATATAGATTTTTGATATCATCCCTTGATTTTTTTAAATAATAAACTACGTATATTAATAGTATAAATAGTACCCATATCATTTCATCTCCTCCCGTTATTCTTGTTTTAATACTATTCTTCGTTCTTCGATATTATCAGGGGTTGATTTGATCTCCCCACCAGTAGCCCTTGGGTCGTTCTTATCAACTAGCGTAAATTGATATTCAAAACTCGCCATTCTTCCTGGTATGGCAGACTTGGCGGTCGATGTAACTGGAATCGCTACTTTACCTTTGCTCTCTGCAAAAGCGTTCGCCCTTAAAAGAACATCTGACTTTAGTTTGCTATTATTGGTAAAAACACCACCTGCCGAAGTTTGTGATATTAAATAAGTGTTTGTACCTATTGGTACTACTGGCGCGGTTGCACATGCACTCAAGACGACTGTCAATCCAGCTACTGAAATTAGTTTTTTCATTATTCTTTCCCCAAAGTTTAAGGAGAAAGAATAACCTGTTTTAGATTATGGCCGCAAGAATTTCATCACCTCTTGTGGTGTCATACCAAGTTCTTTCGCTGCTTTCTCTAAATCACTTTTTGTTGCAGGCATATATTGCGTACTAGGTCGTTGCTGGCTACTAGACACGCCCTGAATATCAGCGTATTTGGCGTTTAAATCACGAATAACTTTGATTGCCTCCATACGCTGACTGACAGGAATTGCTTCTCCCAGTCGACCAGCCATCTCGCGATAAAGTTGAACATCTTTATCAGATTGCGGCCCTTCCATTCGAGGCATCATCATAACCAAAGCACCTTGCAGTGCTTTTAGTGCTGCTAGATTATCCGCGCCCTGCGGTGATGCCCCAAAGAATCCAGCCCCAGCATCGAGTAATGCGCCTGCGCCCGAGCTCGTTGATTTACCTATTAGCGACTCTGCTTGGGTTAAAATTGATTCCATTTTTTGCAAGCGCTCAGATTCTTTCCTCAGATCTTCTGTAGATTTTGTGTTTTTGGTAATATGCTGGCCGTTTGCATCAGTGGCTGGGGTTATGTTGCCATAGAAATCTTGAATATAAGACTTTCCATCTGCGGCAGTAACAAGTTTCCCTTGCCCTGTTTGCAAAGCATATTGCTGTTCGCGGTTTAGTTGAGCTTGAATATTGCTGTTGTCTAAGCCGTCATAGAATCGTTGCTCTTGCGAACCTAGATTCGCGTAATCATAAGCTAATCTATTGCCAGCAATATTCTGCTGTGTCTCGCTATTTAGCCTGCTATCAGCAGAGGTGAATAATAAGCTCGCAGGATCTTTAGCATTGCCAAAACTAATACCGCTTCCATATTCCATTAGTTGCTCTGGTGTCATCGCCTCTACAACTCTACGTTGTTGCATGAAATCCTCGTTGCTCAATAGTCCAGCTTGATTCGCATGCATTAGACCCAGTAACGCGTTACTTTTATTGCCAGTTTGTGCCACAGACTGAAATATTTGATTCAAAGCACCATATCTCTTTTGACTGTTTTCTAATCCCTTGCCTGTACCCTCGTTTTGAATTTTTCCTGTTTCAGCGTAGGTTTTATTAATATCAGCATCAAACTTCAACTGATCGTTTGATGACTTACGCCGAGATTCATTTTGCTGCTGAATAAGCCCCGCCAGCGTATTTACCATACCTGGCTGATACGCTTGCCTAGGGTTTGACTGAACTGCTTGAAAAGCTTTGTTTAAATCAACTTGACCATCGGCACCAGTATTTTGAGCAAGCAATTGTGACAACATGGCTTGCTGCTTTTGTTGTGCAAACTGATCTTGCATTTGCATGCCTTGTTGAAACCCAGCAGAAATTCCTTGTGAGTTTGGGACCTTTAACTGAAATACTGCTTCTGGATTAAAATATGTACCTTGCATTTTAGCCACCCTTAAGATGTTTTCTTGTTTTGGTAGTGTCCATAGATTGCACCAGCAGCCTGAGAACCTTGTTGCAGCGCATCAGCAAGTGTTTGATTGCTGATCTTTGAGCTTTGGATCATACCGTTGGTATTTGCCCCTACTGCATTATAAAGACCTTGTGCCCTTGCATTAGCTGAGTTTACAAGTGCGTTCGCCTCATAACCTGCTGATGATGTCACACCTGCTGCATTAGCATTGGACGATCCAAGCAGTCCTGAAGCCAATAATTGTGAAAGCGTGGTTTGATTTCCTGCGATATTGGTAGCATTGTTGTATGCCATGTTGCTAAGATTGTTTGATGCACCCATACCAAGCTGTGTTGCCCCCATCAAGCGACTGTATGCATTATTTTGGTCATTACCGAAGCGGTTGTACGCGTTTTGATATTCTTGACTTGCTAGATTGCTGTTATGAGTGTTTAAGGCCTTTAAAGTCGCACCTGAAAGCAAGCCACCGCCCGCAGCAGCACTTGATTGAATGCCATCCATGCCCTGCTGCTGTCTAAACTGATAACCTGGATCGGCTTGAAAGTCTGATGCACCAAATGCTCGAGTCAAACTTCCATCCGATAAGCCTTTTGAAAGCAAAGAGTTTGCTTGTTTTCCCATCTGCGCATAAGGGTTTAAGTAACTTGATGCTTGGTTAAAACCTTGATTTAAAGTGTTGTTGGCGGTTTCAAATCCACCTCGATACTCGTTATTGGCATCAATATAACCCTTGCTTAGAATTCCCGCGCCTTGTTTTGCGGCATTGGATTGTAAGCTGCCGGCATTTGTATATGCGCTACTTTGAATTCCTGATGCTTCTTTAGCTGCCGCTGCTTGTGCTGCTGCTGCCTTTTGAGCTGCTTTTTTAGCTTTACTACCACTATATAAGCTGCTACCAATAGATACCGCTGCGGTTCCTGCTGCTACCCATGACATGATATTTTCTCCTGATTCAGACTTAAAATAAATGCTTCAACTTCACATTCGGGAACGATCACATCAGCTTCAATCAGTGTAAGATCCTGTGTATCTGTTGGATTTGGATGGACTGTAGTCCAGACTGTATCCTCGTGAACAATCAAAGCTCGCTTAGCCCCAGCCTCACTAATAAACGTCAAGGGTGCTTCGTACTCATGCAGACCCTCAGATGTAGCAACTGTTACCTTGCCTTTTGAAATGATATTTACATGAGAATGTCTATGAACTTTTCCAATTACCACTGAACCAGCAGGCAAAAAGCATTCACGTGCATAGTTGCCAGGTGCAAAATGGTGCTCAACAGGTATATCCAACTGCTCATGTTCAAGAAGGCTTTTTTGCAAATCAAATACTTTTTTATAGTAATCAAACGGGTCTTTATCTGTTGGAATGGAATCAGAGCTTATTAATGACTTTAATGCATCCATTTTTTTCTCCATACAAACTAAGGGTTTTTCAGCATGCCTGCGCACCATAAGCCTGATCCTATTTTTCTGTGCGACGCGGTGGCATTTAAAACGGACGTTGTTGCAATTTGCTGAACACCAGTCGAGTTGTTTACTGATAGCCGAATTGTTCCATTAGTCGTTCCCCAGTAAAGCAAGGTGCTTGATATGGCTTGAAATGTATCAACGTTGTCATGTTGAACGTGATAAGAGCTATCTGTGATGTCTAGAATTGGGTTTGAAGTTTGAATTGCAGTTGTACTATTTCTGAACCAACCTCGGAAAAACAACATTCCATCGATTTTTGCGACTTGTAAATTATGTGCATCAATCGCTGAAAATAACGTGCCAATCGTGTCAGCATTTACCCAAGTTGGCGCCCAAGCTTTATTAAGCTGCCCTTGTGCTTTGCCTAATGCTTGCAGCACATTATCTGCTGCTGTAATTGATGTTGCTGTTGATGCACTAAAGCCGTCGAGTGTTGTTTGTCGCACTCTATCTGCTGTAAAGAAAAGTTTGCTACCTTCTGTGATTTCACTCGTTGTGGTGTTGTGTGGGTTGCCTTGACTCAAACTATGATCATAGGCATCTTTGCCTCGATCACCACGATAAGCTGTAGATGCTGTCTCCCCAAGTGCTACACCACCCCCACCGATTTCAACATATATTGATCCACTCCAACGGTATGTTTTGTTCGTCGTGGTATCTACATAGATCTTGCCATCTTCAGGTGTGTATGGGTCGTCATTTTCATCATTGAATGTTTCGTCATCAATGTATGTTCCATTCAGTACATCATCAACAAAACTAGGCAATTGAGCTGCTGGGATTACTCCGTCAACTAGATCAGCTTTTAACGAGAGTGCCTGATTTACTGCTGCGGCATCTGCTTTAGTTGCTACTTCTTCTGTCAGGTCCACAACGTCATTTAACAGGCTTGAAAAATCTGATTGCTCGGCTTTGGATGAAATACCAAGATTATCTTGAGCCTCAAGCAAACTGCTTGCATTTGTTCCACCGTGCTCAAAGCCGATTTTGTCTGTTTCTTCAAACTCACCTAGACCAGGTTCACGACGCTTAATTGGGATAGTCATGTCACCACCATTTGTATATTTGATTGAGTGCCGTCAGCAAGCCAAAAAGGCAATTGGAAGTCAGGTGTTAATTGAATATTTGACTGAGATCCAACTGATAGCCAAAATGGCAGAGATAAGCTGACCTGAGTCACTTCGTGCCATTCTGCATCCTTACGTCCGTAGATTTTTCCGTCCACTGGGGCGTCATCAATCTTCGTTTCCACCAATTGCGCTAAGTTGTTAATTTGTTGATTAATTGATGCAAACTTCTGCTGATTGCTAATATTTGTTGAGCTAAATTGCTGTGATAAGGTGTTTAATTGGTTTGTTAATGATTGAATATCTTGTTCAATAGTGTTTACTTTCTGGACTAAGCTGTTGAACTGATCCCCTGTAATAATCTGACCATTAATTTTTTTTAATATCTCGTTGATCTGATTTTGTTGAGTTGTGTTTATTGAATTTGCTTGTTGAGCCAATTGATATGCATCGTCAGCAATCTTTCTTACTGCTGCAATGCCTTCTTCGTTGTTCTGCTCAGCCTGCAGATAAATAGAATAAAGTCTCTCGAAAAAAATAAGCCAGATCGTTGTGATCTGGCCTGATTGTTGTACCATTATATCTCTTGCAGGGATTCCGCTATTCATTCTAGACGCCCCTCAATCAATACGATGTTTATTGGCTCAGTGCAGCGCAAACGAAATACTCGATCACGCCCAGCACCAAGTTTTTTTGCACTGACGCGCTTTCGATATTCGCCTTTTTTCCCAAGTGGCAATAAACGATTTTCCGACCATGTGTGACCGTTATCATCTGACCAACTGAGCATTAATTTTGGTTCCATAGTTCACCGTCCTTATTCAAAAAAAATTTGAAAACCGCATGAGTGCAGAACAATTTCACTCAACCCAAACATATCGGAAATTATGCTGTTTCCTACAACGTCCCTGAGAGTAACCGTATTGGGTTCGGGCCCAGATAAGCCATCAGATCCGAAAATTGTGAGGTTTGAATTTTCGATTTGCACACCAAAGTAACCAAACCCACCTTCTGTAAATAATGCGTCAAATTCAGAATGGTACATCACGCTGCTGAATAAGGCTGATGCGAGGTACTCACCAAAGTTTTCTATTTGAATTTGATAGAAATCCCCGTCGTTTAATTTGTATTCAATATTCTTATTTGAATAGTCAGCAGAGAATAAGTTAACACCTGAAGTCTCTGTGGGAGAGCAGGTGTCAGTGGGTGACAAGCAGACCTTGTTGCCATCTGCTGTGGGGTTTAGCCAAAAAAACAACTGCATCGGCACTGACTTACTATATTCTAGTTGTAGCCTGTGGGTTTGGTTTGTGGTGTTCGTCCAATCTGTCATTACACCCCACCCTAAAACGGCAGGGTCTTTATATCCAGCAGGTATCATTTCAGGAGGTATGAAATCACTTGGCTGAGGATCGAATACAGGTTCAAAAGAAATAGTTTCTAGTATTGTTGATAAAGGAACAACTTGACCATTCAGTGTAAATATATGACTTAACTCAGGATCGCTATTTGCTGCAATATATTCTTCATAAGTCATGGATTCTGGAATAACCTCACCAGTCCTTACGCTACTTATTGCACCATCACAACTAATATCGGGTGGTTGCGGTGTCGGTGCGTTTTGATTGCCACTAAAAGCTACTTCACAAACGATTTCAAGGTTGTTGAAGCGAGTTAATTTGCCATCTGTTATGACTGCCTGAACTGTACGCTCACGCATGATCAGATCGCCATCATCTGTGTACGTCTGCTTATCAAGTTGATATAACTTGCCGTTCTTGTAGTCACCTACAATGTGTATGCCGTTAAAGAATGCGTGGTGTTGTGAGCGATGGCGTTCATGAAAGCCTTGCGCATTTGCATATGATCTTTGATGCCATAATCCAGTTGATACATCAAAGCAAAATGTAGTGCTTGCTGATGGAAAGGAAATGACATAAAAGACATGGCCTTCCTGCTGATATGCATATGCAATCGCATCAGATGTTTTGCTAAATGACGCAATTTCTTCTTCAATGGCGTGTGTTGAGATGCGCTCTGGTACACCACCTGCGCTCATTACAATTTGATGTCCGCCAAATTCACTTAGACTCAGCCAAATCACACCAGTGGCCAATGCAACAATGCTGTCAGGAGATAAACAGCCGAACGCCATAGCACCGCCTGATAAGCGCGCATAAGGCGCATTTTGCGAACTACTGCTGTAATAACGCTCAACTGTTTGAGAACCAAATAACCACAACTCACGATTGAACGAAACTATCGCAGTAATAGTGTCGGGGCTTGATTCTGCCGTTGCATAAGACAGTGCATCAAATTTATTTGAGTACAAGTCGGACCAATGAAATTGGCCTGTTTTAGCTTTGTTTACAACGAAGCGCCCATCCAAAAATAAAACATGGGTGGAGCGTGGAATGCTTGATCCTGATAAGCGTGTTAATCCTAAGGTTTTCAAGTCAAGTGAATAAGAATATGTGCCATTCACTAATATTGCTAAATTACCATTATCAGCTACATTTACCGTGCCCAAACCTGAAACTTCGCCAATAAACTGAGGATCAAATCGGTTCGATTTGCTGTGATAAAGCTTCTTGCCAATCACAATCAATAATGCGCCATTCGATAAAACGTGCAGACACCTTATTGCTGCTGAGTCACCTTGAAAGATTTTCTTTAAACCGGGTGTCGGCATTAAAGCCGCAACACGTGAACCTGTTGGGTATTCGATAGTCTGTGGATACCAGTTAATACAATTTTGGCTACTCATTGTTTGAGCATTCATTTTGTACGCTGGACCAACAAGCGGCAGTTTAATCATATCGCCCACCATAGCTAATCGACATTAATGTTCTTTCAGGTTTCGCACGCACAGAGGTTGTATTAACTCGCTTCATAATGCGCATAGCTTGTGTGTAGTTGCGGTTAATATCTGCTGTAACTGCCATTTGATATTCGGATGCTAGTTCAACTGCCAATGCGTATTTAATCGCACGAAAGTTAACATCGGGCATCTCTATATCATCAAGTGGTTTAAGAGGAAAGCTAGGCGCTTTGAGTGATCGTAAGATTAGCTTTTTAGCTCCGATGTGTTTTGGAACTTTCACTTCGTAACCAGCGATACCTTTGCTAAAAATTACAACTGGCACACCATTTAAGTATGCAATGTCACGCTCAACATCAATAAAGCACTCTTGATCATCTGCATATTTCAATTTGATCTGTTTCATCAAGAGCTTTGCGTCGACATCAAAAACATTGCCCGCTTGACTTAGATCTAGCTCAATTTCTTCTGCGGCATACACATAATCACGTGAAGATGACCATTGCCTCAACATCATGTTCAAAGCTGAAATAGCATCATTAATTTCATGATCAGGCATATTTTCACCTGAAGCCACTACACCTAAAATTCGCGCTGAAGCATGGACAAGTTCACGTACTTTCATGGTTATTCTTCCGTTTTGACTGGTTGAGTCAACAAGGCGCGTAAAGTGTCAACATTGTCGCGCTGCAAATATTTAAAGCCTTTCGCATCTAGTATTTCCCGAAGCTCTTTTGCGGTTAATTTGCTGTAATCTGGAGCAGCATCTTGCGGCTTTTCTGGCTGTTTTGGCGCTGTGGCAGCTTCAAGCTTATCAACCAATTCCTGCTCTTTTTTCAATTGAGCTTTAAGGTCGTCGTTTTCTGCTTTAAGCTTGTCTCGCTCAGATACAACAACATTGAGCTGTTGTTCTTTTTCAGCCAATTTCTCACCAAGGGCGTCAAATTGCTCCACAGGAATAAGGTCAACATCATTGACTTGCGACTCTGTTTGACCAATGTTTTCATTAATAGGTTCAGGCGCTTCTGAATAATCAACAAAACCGATTTCACGAAGCTTTTTTTCATGCTCTGCATTTTTAGCGATAGAGCTTTTCTTTTTATCGATATACAAGGCTTTTGGATATTCTTGCATTTTCATTACTCCAAAAATGACGACGCCCCAATTAAGGGGCATTTGTCGTCACTTGTTTTGTCGTTTAGTGGTTAGTCGATTCGACCCACACGCGCAGCATGGTTACCGCGAATGGTTTCAAAGCCGTACAAGACATCGATACGCGTACCTTCGTAATCGCTTACCCAGTTGCCACCTGTTTGTACACGTAGCGCCATAGTTTCAGTGTTGAAGGTGTAACCCTCACAACCAGCAAGCACTTTCAGTGGCGCGAATGCAGCACTAAATGCATCTTTGGTGTAGCAGAGCGCCTGATCAATCACATCGTCATCACCACCAACAAACACCAATGCAACACCACTTGCTGGGCTTGCAGAGACATTCGCATTTGCTTGCTTGTCAGAACCGATCATGTCTGGTGTGATTTCAGGATAGATTTTCAGTGTTGCTGTTGCTCCGCCTGCGGTCACGTCTTCGAGCACAACAAACTGCATAGGCTTGCCATACGATTTGCGCGTGAGCGGGTGTAGCATCTCAACTTCATCAAGTGTGAACACCTGACCTGCTTTGATCACATCACCATTTGTTAAACCACCTACGGTTAGGTTTCCACCAGTTTGACCAGCACCACTAACTGTAATGCCTGTGGTTAAGCCATTTTCTTGGCGATAGATGTGTTCTGACTCAACGAAATCAAAACCACGTGCACGACCTACATAACCCTCTTTGTACTGCTTTGCAATTTCAGCATTCGGGTTAAAAAGCGTTCCAGATGAATCCACAATACCATTTGTGAACTCAGACGAAAGCAACGCAATACGACCAGCCGACGGGGTCAATGAACGTGCCAATTGCTCACGTGCACGACCGAAAGGCGCAAGTGGTGAAACTTCACTACCACCAATTAAAGTTGCATTGTTTACAGTAACAATCGCTCTTTTAAGCAAGTCTGCATCAATACTTGTTGCTAAAGACTGAATCGCTGGACGCAAGAAACGCTCTTTGAATTGAGTTAAGTTTAGTGTCTGTTCAGCTGCGCCGAATTGAAGTGATACATGCTTTTGCGTATCTACTTTTAAGATACGTGTTTCTTCTTGAGCGTTAAGATCAGCATCGTCACTGTTGTACTCTTTGCCTTCAGTCACGATCGGAATTGGTGGAATTTTAATTCGCACTTGACTGCCGACCTTATAGCCCGCTTTGTCTTTGTTGAACTCTTGCTCACGACCACGGTTGATTGATTTTACAAAAACTGATTCTTCAATCAGCATTGCCGCTGCTTCTTTTGCTACAACATCATGAGTTAAAACGTTATTTGTCATATTTATTTTCCTGATTAGTACAAGCCACGTTCGCGCAAGAAGTCAGAATCAGACATTTTATGAATGTCTTTTTTAGCATTTGATTTGCTTTGAGCTAGACTGACTGGTTGCGGAATCTGTGGTGCTTTAGGTGTTGGTTTTGGATTGTTTTTGATGCTTGCTCGCACCTCGCCGATTCGGATTAACTGCGCCATTGGCGATAAGTTGATTAAATCCATTACATCGGTTGGGTCTTTGCTTAATTCGTATAAAACTGCTGGCGCATCATCACCTAGTTCAAACACTGCATCTGATAAGTGCTGTGGTAGCTCTCCACCTGCGTAGTGAACCAAACCACCGATACGGTTTTGGTAATCAGGGTGTGTTTTTGCAAACTCGGCTTCAGCAGTTTCTAGTTTTGCCGCTTGAGCAATTTGAAACTGTTCTTGACGTTGCTGTTCAAAACGCTTTGCTGTGTCCTGTTCAGCTTTTTGGGTTAAATAAGTTGATAAAGCATTTTGCCAGTCCGCAATAGAATCAAAGTCCTGCATTGAAGGCTCTTTGAGTTCTTCGGGTTTGCCGTATTGCTGTTCTAAAGCTTGGGCCTTGCGAATCGCTTCGTTTTTCTCCCAAGTCAGTTGAGCAAAACGCCTATCAATCGCACTCTGACGTTTTGCTTGCGCTGCTTCTTCCTTTTTAACCTCACCATCTTCTGGTGTGCCGTTGGTCTCCTGATTTTCCGCACTTTCACCAGAACCATTCTCTAAATCAGGTTCTTGTTCAGGTGCTTGTGTTGTTTCAACATCTTCAGGGGTTACAGTTTGTTCTTCTTCAATACTCATAGCGCTTACTCACGATTAATGCCTTGAATTCCGTCAAGTTCGGGGTTTTGTTCATTTACAGCCATGTTTTGCGCATCAATCCCAATCTGACCGTCATCGGGTGCGAAATTTTGTTGCTGTGCCTGTTGCTCCAACATCTGCTGTTCAATCATTTGTTGTTCATCAGGCATTAAAAAACCCTGCTCAGCGGCAGGGTTTGGAGTGATTTGTTCTGGTATGGGTTCGGGCGGCTGTCCATCTTTAAGATCAACATTCATCCACTCAGCAGGAGGTTGCATTTGTTGTAAGATCAACTCAATAGCACCTTTCAACTCTTCAAGTTGAGCTTTAGCTACATTGTTGATTTGAGCAACTTGTAATGTCGTCTCGGATTTGAGTTTCTCAATATCAAACTTAATCTGAAGTTCAGCATTCTTATCGTTTAACTGAGCTTGACTTTGCTGTAAAGCTGCTTGCAACTCTTGCATCTGTTGCTGATATTGCTGCATTACTGCTTCAACTTGCGGATCTCCCTCACCCTCTTGTGTTAATACAGGATTAAGTGAACGCTTAATACGCTCAACAATATCCTCGAGCATATTTCCATCATCAAAAGCTTTGACAAGCAAATCAGGTGCAGCCTGTCCGATTTGAGGTACAAATTGCAGCAATTCAGTGAGAGCTTGCTTATTCTCTTGACGCTGACTGATGTAACTTGGACCAGTTGACATACGAATATCGTATCGACCTACAGTCAAATTATTCAGCATGCCATCAATCACTCCATCTGTTTCGTCAGGCGGTGCAGGTGTATTCAGCGGAACACGTTCAGCTTTATTATCTTCTCCAGTGATGCGCTTAACCATAGGCACTGAATAGGCTTTTTGGTAAATACCAATAAGAATACGACCAAGTTGAGCAAGTGATTTATTCAGATTGTCTGTGATATGGAAAAAACTAACATCAGCACGTTGTTGTAACAAGCCAATTGCACGACCAGATTGATTATTAACATTTTGCCCCATCGCTGCTGGCTGCATGTTTAGAATTTCTTCAATGCCCTGCTTTGCTCCATCTGCTGCATTCAGAATGCCACTTAAAGCTGAAAGCGACGGTAATTGCTGCGGTGGTGGCAATGGCGTGCCGTCTTCATCGCTCACGCTGTTATAGCGTAAAACTTGGTGATCATTTGGATTATCCCAACATTCAAGATCTTGTGATGCCTGATCAGAAACAAGGTACTGCTTGCGCAAACCCTCAACGATTTGCTGTGCCTCTGATGATTTCCAAAAGTTGTACAAACGCTGTGGATCACGCGCAAAGTGAATCATAGAATATACATAGCGCGTTTCACCATCCCACGTAACATCCCCATACACTGGCACAATTGGCAACATTGGCACGATAAACTCACGATCTTCTAGAACTTTTGTTCCAGAAACCTTGTACCACCAACATACTTCTTTATAACTTGTGCGTTTATTCTGGATTAGTGTGTCATCATCAGGTTTATCGAAAGTTGTTGTGCCATCAATGAGTAAATAAAGATCTGCTGAATTGCGCTGAAGCTCAAATACTTCTGCAATCCGAACTGCTTTGTCTGCGTAGTTATACCAACTGCTTGATGAAGTATCTTTTGCTTGGCTTTCATCAAAGTTAGATACTGCATCTTCGCCATATTGTTCGGCGATTTCGTCTTTCGAAACCCAAGATTCAAGAATAACAAACCGTGCATCAGAGCCGTCTAGCTCTTTGCTCAATGGATCAAAGTAAACTGAGTCAGGATTGTGAATAGTCAGAATCTTTGGCTCTTGCTGAAAGCTATCTGGGCTTACATAGTCAACATGTACACGAATAGCACCAAAACCACCGTAAACCACGCCCTCAACCGCAGCGTCATAAGCATTGTCCGCACCGCTTGAAATCTCTGTGTCACGAATCAAACCGTTGAAGATTTTGGCAACTTTTGGGTCTGCAACATCATCTACAGGCTCAGCTTTGATTTGCTGTCTATTCAAACGCGCAGAGTTGATTTGTTGACGACAGTAGGTACGCAGCACATTAAATGTCAGTGTCGGAATACCCGCGGCTTTTCGCGCTTTTCGGTCCGATTCAGGCCATTGCTCATCATCAATAGTGACAAAGCGACGATCTTCTTGCGCTCTATCGTAATTGTCAGCCCAGTAATCCGACGCATCTTCACACATTTTATGAATACGGCTAATTACGTCATCGTCATTCTTAGGTTTTTGTTCGTCATCTATCATGAAAATGTCCTTGCGAATTTTGCGGGCTTCGAGGTCTTTCTAGCGGTTTTTCCGACTTGATCTCTAATCTGAGCAAACTGTCTAAATGCATCTGCTGCTTCTGAGTGCCCATCTGTTTTGACTGGTTCGCTTGTGTAGGTTTGAGCATGTGAATTGAATTTTCTCGTATAGTTTTCGAGATGCTTTAAGCCATTTTTACAACGATCCATATCAAACCAAACATCGTTCATTAATGCCACACGTGTTTGATTGATACCGTGAAGCAACTCTGAAACACGTGGCACAATTTCTACACTTGTTAAGCCTAAATTTTTTAGCATTTGTTGGGGCGACAGATTCTTACTTTCACCTTGACGAGCATGAGCACCATCATGTGGTAAGTAGTGTTTGCCCCATAAATATCCTTTGCTTTGCATGATCTTTACAAAGTAAGCGTAAGGCTCGCCCCACCCTTCCTCAAAATCTATAAACAGGTCTTGCATACCAACACGTTGATGAAACCAAATAGCAGTACCGTCCGAATTACCGATATCCCAAAAAGTATTCACAGGAACATCAGTGCGAACTGGAAGCGTGCAGATGCGCTGTTCACGACGAACTTTGATGAATTGCTCTGTGTACCAACAGCCTTCTTTTGATTTCTTAAATGCTTCCTCTGGTGTCGATGGGTATTCTTGCCACATCAACTCGGATGAACCTTGGAAGTCATTGTCACGTGTCGCTATGTACCAATTACGCTGCAATAGGTTGATTTTTACGTCACATGCTTGCTCAATACGATCAAAGTAATCATGTTCGCTTTGAGTGATGTAAATATTAGCGTCTAGTTGGTACTCTTGGCCTTTGTGCCAAGGGTAGAAATGAAAGCGATAGTCTTTTTGGCTTAATTCAGCTTCAGCTTCTTTTTTCTTACGTGCTGTCTCGGTCATGTTAAAGAAATGGCCTTCATCACCTTCCGCAGTTGATTCAATAACAACAATACCATTGGGGGCAACAGCGGGAATTGAGCCAGTCAAAACCTCTTTGGCTTTGTCGGGATATTTTGCACAAATCTTACCGAACTCTGATACGTGCAAATATTGCAGCGTACCAGAGCGCATAGAAGTTCCAACAGTGATAGAGCTGTTGTTATGTGCAAATAGCAACTCGCTTGCACTATCACGCGCTAAAGGGAATCGAGCTTTTATTTCGGGTGGCAGGTTGTCATATGCAAACTTAACCTTGTCTCGGAAAAGCTTATCTGCCGCATACTTATCTTGAGCAATCATCCCCGCACGTGTATCACCCTTGCCGAACAAACAGCAATCAAGGTAATAGATCGCAATCATCGTGGTAAAACCAAGCTGACGTGCTTTTAAGATAATGTTGCGATACCAAAGATTTTCGATAAAGTTTATTTGATGCTCATTAGGTATGAATGGAGCTTTCAAGCCCTCTGTTTCTTCATCCCCTTTGATCAGGATTTGATATAAAAAACCACTTGTCAAACGCCACCACGGATCAGACAAGTTTTTTTCAAGCTCGTCCAATGTCATAACGTCATCCTTTTGGTTTTAGTGTATTCCCGCTTGCGCGCTCAAGTAACTCTTTAAGTGGATCAGAAATATCATGTTCAATCTTTTCTTTAAATGCACCCACTGCTACATGCTTGCCAAGCAATTCAAGATTCTTAACCTTGTCGGGCCACTTGATCTTTTTGAGCCATCCAGTCTGTGACTTGTCATCACCATGCCCTTCAAATTCTTCAGTGTTCTCAATGTTTGACACGTACTGTCGCCAAATCTTTGGCCACTCACCGATTGGCTTGAAACAGTAGTTGTCATCCATGATGTCCAACACATCCATCTGATCAATTTCAACCAAACGCTTAAGCACATAGTCGGCATCAACATCAACACGGTTCATACGCTGTGTGTTTAGAAAAGCAATTCGCTCTTGCACATCATCACGCTGTAATACATCCCAAGCATTTTGACGGTTTTTATAACCAGTTGCTTTCCCTGCTTCGGCTGGGCTAAGCGTCTTTAAATATTCGTGGCAGAACTCTTCATGACGTAGATTTTTTAAAGGTTCTGCGCCTTTGATTTGTTCTTGCATATTTACTCCCGAGTTGTACTCTCACCCACAACACCGATACCGTTTTCAAAATCATTTTGGTTTTTGATGGCAAGGTCAACGATCGTTTGATCTGCTCCCACCTGTACATCATCTTGTAGTACAAATGGGCATCCATCAATTTTAACTTTTGTTCCTTTTGGAACAGTTCCGCATTCTAAAGTTGTGTTTGTCATGTTATTTCTCCAACGCATATTTAAGATCATCGGGCGCTTCCAAATAACACCCTTGTTTCAAGCAAAATGCATGTATATCGTTTAAGTATTCGGTGAATTGTGCAACGCTTGCATCTGTAGTGCTTATCAGTTCATTCAACCCATCAGCGACTTGCTGATACATTGCGTGGTTTTCTTTCTTAAGTGCCAGCACAGCGGCAAATGTTGCTTTGTATTGACCAACATCATCACGATCATAGATCCGTGCAAGAAACTTCTTCTTAAAGTAAAGATGCTCTGTATCTTTATCTGTGCCTTGATGTTTAGCCCACTGAGCCATCCACAACCAGTACAAACGGTTTTGAGCTCTTGATCTGTCTTTCTCAAATGGCTTGATCTCAACAACCAGAGGTTTATTCTCAAAGTTGGCTTGAGTGTAGTTGGTGTGTATATATGAAATTGTTTTTGTAATATCTGAGTGATCTTTGATTGTGAACACTGCTGTTCTCATGCTCACACCTCTACACTACTTCGTTGCTTGTGGGTATTTCTTCTTTAATATTTCGTGCATTGATAAAGCGGCTTTAATTGATTCAGCCTTGCACTCTTTAATTAACTTGCTTTCAATTTCTGGTTTATTTGTTTTCATGCTCACCTCATAATAAAAAACCACCCGAGGGTGGCTTTGTTTAACTATTAAATTGTCTTTTCCACTCTTGCTCAATTTGTTGATATTCAATATCGCCATACATTAGCTGATCAACATAAATAACAATATCTTGATTATTTATTTCAAAATGAGCTTTATAAAAGGTTCTTCCTTCACTTTGATATTCTTTGGGGAAATAATTTTCACCAAATTTTGGAATCCTAATTACTTCAAATCCATCTTTATTTCTAATTGCTCTATATGCTTGATTTATATCCATTATTGTTGCCCTAATTAATAGAGTAACTATCTTATCAAAAAACATCATCCTGATCTTTAAGATTCAACATCCTTTCAGTCTTTTCCAACCACACATCAAACATTGCTTCTGATTCTTGTCTATTGCCTAATTTAAATTGATCAAATGCAGAATGGCAGGCATAGCAAAGCGGTACTGTGAACTCATCACTCGCTTTGATGCCGCGACCTTTACCATGCTTCGAGCTATTAGAGTGAGCCGCTTGACTTGGACTCTGACCACACCTAACGCATGGCAGCTTTCTTATTTCGTTTAGTCTCTTTGTCGAGCGCATTTTCTAAGTTCTCGATTCGTTCTTTCAATTGACGTTCTTCACGCTCGCAATCTGATTTGAATGAATAGCTGCTGAATAGATGATTGTATGAACGAAGTTTGCTGAGATTGCTTTTATATATTTCGAGGTTTTTCTTTGATTCGATTATGTCCATATTTCACCAATAAAAAAGCCCCAATTAAGGGGCGGTTAACATCTTGCTTCCAACTACAGCAATGAATCTAAAAATCCAGCACCTAATGTGCCTAGTATATTTTTGGGAAGATTAACTACACCAACAAACCCATCACTATCCTCAAACTTACATGAAATTATATTTCCATTTATCGCAACAACTGTGAATTTATTAAATTCAGGAAGAATCTTAACCTCTTCCCCAACCTCAATCTCAACCTTACTCATAACTATTTTCCATCCAAATAAATGAATAGTTAATATGCATGATCAAAACAAAACAAGCAAGCTTTATTGTGTTGTAAGTTATTGATTCTCAATAGTAAATATTCTCTATTGTAAATTACTTTAATTGTTTTTAGTTGGATTTAAGACAACAAAAAAGCCCACCTTTCGATGAGCTTTAATATTTTATGCTGTCTTTCCAGCAGCCAAAGATTTGTCAGTTCTTAAACTGGGTCTCCAGTTTTTTTAAAGTGGTGTCTGACAGCATCGCCATTACGCGTATCTCCACTTATTAGTGAATTACTATAACTTCGTCCACTATAACAGAAATATATCATTCCGCGTTTAAACGGTCAAGTTAATCAAAATAAGTAATAAATGCTCTGTATCCTTGATCATGTTCAAATGTATAACTCACAGAGATAAGCTTAAGTCTTGCATTTTGACTGCTCTGATCATCAAGCCATGCTTGAACTCTGTTTTTTATTCCATTCGCTGTTTGTGATTTAATCAATTCTGTTTTATACATGTCTTAGCCTATTTTTAAAAAGTTATATTTACCGAGAAGATAAAATCTAGCACAACTCACCATGATATTCACCTGCGCCTTTGATTGATTCGTTATATCAGCCACCATGCTCAATGAGCGATTCTCAACCTTGCATTTAACAAGACACATAAGAGCAAACTTGGTTGTGTAATCTACCTTGTTTGAGTTAAAGACAGAGCGAATGAGGTTTTGCACTTGATCAGCCTCATAGTCATCGATCTCACAGCGAATATAAGACTTACCTTTTGGCATCTCCTTTCCTGCCTCACGCATCAACCAGTAGATTTGATTGATATGCAGACCATCAGGCAAATCACCACCTTTCATGCGCACAGTTTCACACCAAGCGCCGAACTGCTCTAACCATCCGTCAATTGTATATTTTGTCCAATCCATAACTTTTGTGTTTACTGCCGCATTCATACCGCCACCTCAATTATCTATATGCTAGAGTTTTCATAACTAATTTGCGTTTTAACTCTTTGTTTTCTTCTTCAAGAACCTTGATCTTTTCTAGCAAAAACTTCTTGTCTTCTGGTGTACGATCAAAGCTTGCAAAGCCAATATCCATTGCTGCACCGACCTTTTGATCAGACAGCAACTGGACTCCAAACTTAATTGTGTTCTTATCGAACTTACTGCCAAGAAGCCGATCAAGTTCTTCTCTTTGCTTATTAATCCACTCTATATCCATCACGCCACCTCCGCCCTTGCCATAGCCAACTCAATCCACTTAAGCACCAATCCCTCTTTAACTTGATTCGTAGTGCCTCTGATCACAGTCCAGCCCATTGCAGCCGCTGTTGAGTACTTCTCGCAATCAGACGTGTAACCTTCGCCACGTGTATGACGACCATTGCTAAACGCACCACCTTCGACTTCAACAAGGATTTGATATCCTTCAATGCGAAAGTCTGCTTTCCATCTGCGATCAGGATTAAATCGATACTCCTGCACATAGTCGATTTTCATTATGTCTAGCTGCTGGCAAAGCATTAATTCGCCTTTGCTCGTTGTCTTCTTAAACTTCTGTGGCACACTTGAACGCGCCACATGTTTTAATCTAATGCGCTGAGAATCTTTGAATGTAGTGTTCATAACTCAATCCTATGGTTAGTCAGACTTGCGCCATTTGAAATAGCCTGTTCTGCTTTCTCACGATGTTTATCGTATTGATCACCCTTGAGCGCTTGCTCTACTTCTAAAATCTTATCAATGTCATCCGCCTGACTAAGCAGGATATTCTGCTCACGCTCTGTATATGCATGTGATTTAGCCGCTTCTCTGAGCATTGCAGCGTGATCTTTAAACGCATCCACCCGCTTTTTCAGCTCATCCACTTTGGATTGTTGGTGTTGCCAAACAAGGTTTTGGTGATACACATCGTTATTGAGATATGTATCCTCATAACAGTTGAATAAATCCGCAGGTGGTACTAATTCATTGGTTGTGTAGTAAGTGTCTACATACCACTTCTCAAATTCACTTCTCATCACTTCACCTGCTCCAAGTCGATTTTCTTGCAATTAGGACTCGTATAATCTTCGGGAAAGTCTAGGGTTTCGCAGTCAATTACAGGTCTTGGCGTTAAATCAATACAAGCAAGGCGTTCTGACGGCATAAGAGAAATACCAAAGCTCAATTCGTGCGTCACATCATTTGAATAGATTGCCTCGTAGTCTGCGATGGCTTGTTTTAGCTGATTCAGACTTATTTCTGTGCAATCACCAATAGATAAATCCGTCGTTGCATAACAGTTAAAGTAAAAACTTCTAATAGTGATTGTTTGAATGTTCTCGTATGAGTCGTGCTGACACATGCAACTAATTGAATATAAAAGTTCCTTAAATTGCTCATACTCATCTTGAGTTTTCGGATGAAACTTATAACTCACACCTGATTTGATATTTCCAATAAGTTCCACGCTCTCCACGACGCGCTTGAGGTCCGAAAGGTTAATTCGCATAGACTTGCTATAGTCCATCTCCCACTCTTTCTTTAGTGGGTTGTACCACCACCAGTTGTCGCATAGCTGGTAATAAATAGTTGAGCCAGAAACACTATTGAAAGCAGTTGATGCTTCAGGCGCACCCTCAACAACTTCCCTCGCCTTATCAACACCGTGCTCTTTTATGAATTGGATCGCATTCATTGGCTTTGCTCCTGGTTGTCTCTACGTTTTTTAAGTAAACGAATGGCCTGCTTGTTTAGGCTTTTCCCCAGCTTTGAGCACTCAGAAAGGAATACTTGAAATTCTTCCTCTGAAAGTCCAAGGTGCTCATTAGTCAATCCCCCAGCAGATATCTCATCAATCATTACAGCAGCAGTTGTTAAAGCTTCAATTTTCATGTTGAATCTAAGGTCTTTCATCGCCCTTCTCCGTCACTTGAGTCACGTTTAGTAACGGCTTTCAACAACCCGCAACTTCTCAACTTCAAGTACATTCGATTAGCCAGCTTAGTTTCTTCTGTTCTAAGCCCCTGATTATATTTACTTCTTAGCGTCATCATTGTTCTGTAGTTCATGCCACTCTCCCCAACACATCAACCCACTTATCCAATTCAACCAAAGACATGTTCTTGATCTCACTATCTTTGTTGTGACTGTTGCGAGCTGCTTTAACGATGTTGTGCTCAATACTCTTTTGGCTGCGCATCTCATCAAGCTCCACAATGTTCATTGCAAAAGTTATTGCCGCCCATTGGTGATCTGAAATACCTGCCTTTCCTTGTGAAGTGCTGTGAATAAACTGTCGACTAACACGCATCGCGTTTGCCAATGCTGTACCTCGCCCAACACCGATATCCAACCAAGTTCTAAGTTGTTTTTTCTTGTTCATTGAGCACCTCCAATGTTCATCATTTTCTTAGCCCGAGCTGTCGCCTGATACTTGAAGCAAGTAACTTTTTCTAAGAGCTGTAATTTGACTAGAGTGTTTAGATATCTAGTGATTGTTGAATTTGAGACTTCATCCACCAAACCAACTACATTCCCAGCTTGAAATGGTGTTGTCTGATTGGCTGCGAAGTACAAAATGTTTAGCGTCCTACCGACCGCAATTTCTTGATTAAGTGCAATCAATGAGCCTGTATCAATAATCGACTCACACCAATCCATATTTTGATTGTTTAGATGACTCATACCATCACCCCCTGAGCCACTACGGCTTTCTTGAGTGCTGCGCGCTGATTGCTAATTGATTTAGCCTCTTTGCAAAACTCACAGCGGCATTTGTGTTTGTTGTATGCGTAGACTGTGCCGTGTGTGAATTTGTGCTCATACTTGGCAACACCTATTTCTTCAATCCAATCAAGCGTTTTGTTATCGTTTGCGGCTCTCATGACAACACTCCTAATCGACACATAAATACAATTTCAATCCCGCCATACGATGGCTTATTGAATGTTTTAAGTTCCTTATTGATCACCGATTCAATATGTTTTTTTGATTCAGTCTTGAATTGAAATGATCTTTTTAATATCAAATTTGAGCCATCGATTGCTTCAACAGTGAATTGCATCTTCTGGCGGTTAATATCGGTAACTCGGACTTGTACTTTCACGCTGCACCTCCCACTCTTCCGTCATTCCAATTGCACTCAACGATTGTTAAGCCGCCATGCTGGAATCTGGACCACAAACGATCACCAAGATCTGCTTTGAGCTGATCAAGCGTCATGTTTGAAATCAGCATTGTTGCTTTGGCATCGTCATAACGTGAGTAAAGAACTTTGTGAACTAGCTCTAAGCGCTTTTCACGGTCATGCAATCCATACTCGTCAAGAATCAATAAGTCGTATTGAGTGAACTCATAGATCACCGATGCTTCTGACTGGTCCTTAGTGTCCTTGTCCCATGCTTTCATGATCTTCTGAGCCATGTCTTCAGATGTGATGTAGCGAGCGTATTTTCCTTTTGCTAGCAAAGTACGGGCCGTAGCGCATGACAAATGGGTTTTCCCTGTACCAGTACTACCGACCATCACAAGATTGACCACAGAGCCATTCACGATTTTCTTTGCGTAGTTTGCGGTTTGGGTTAGCGCATTTTTCTGACCAGCCAATTCAGTCGTGTAATTTCTGAATCCAGAATTTTCATGACGCTTTGGTAGCATCGCCCCAGCAAAGTGTTTCTCACAAACTTGGCGATTGACTTGTTTCTCATGTTCTTTGTTTGATTTGTTCACATACTCAACTGCGCAAGCTGGGCAAGTTTCACGCCCAAACATCACAATCATTTGAGTTTTGTGATCTGGGCAAATCTTTTGACTTTGAAGAATCTCGGCATTGAACATCGCATTCATACCATCCACTCCTCTAGTTCAACAGGCCCAACATTTTCGTAATGAGTCTGGGTTTGTGCCCATGCGTCGTTTACGTTTCTGTTGTCCAGAACTGGTTGAGTTGTTTTTGATTGAACTGGTGTGCTCATGCTGATGAATCGGTCTAGCTTTTCAGGTTCACGACAAATCAATTCGATATCGTTGTAGACAGTGCCACGATCATTTTTGCCCATGTGGTAATCAGACTTAGAGCAATTTGTGATTGCAAGCTTGATGTCTTCAACTGAATAACCTTGCTCAAGACGCGCTTCGATTTTCTTTTTGCGTTTTTCTGTGAGTACAGTTTTTTGGCTGTTGAAAGTTGCTTTCCAGAACTCAAACACGACATATATATTTTCTTTAAGTGTTTCTTTAAGTGTTTCTTTAATAGTGCCCCGTTTGACGGGACTGGTCCCATCCCGTTTCGCGGTACTAGTCCCGTCACCTTTAATGGTACTAGTACTGTTTGATGGTAGTACCGTTTGCTGGGACTGGTTAGGGTTGATTGAATACTCGTTTAAACACCCAGTTTTACGATTAACAAGAACGATTTTTTTGTCTTCGAGTTCCTTGATGCATGACATAACCGTGTCACGTTTTTTGATGCCACAGTATTTCTGAAACTGAGTAATTGCTATTGTGTGAAATGCACGATCAAAACCAGACGTTTGACGCACTATGAGCATTAGGCATTTAAAAGCCTTATCGTTTAATTGCGCCATTATCTGGTCGTCAATTAAAGAGTTAGGCATTCTGGTATAGCCCTCTTCTTTCTTTGACATAGCTTGTCGCTCTTTTTTCAACGCAGTAGATGGGTGCAACGTAATAACGTTGTCCTCCTCCTGCTTATGTGCTAAATTTGATTTCATTCATTGGTTCCTAATTGATGAATACCGAAGCCTGATCTTGTACATCAGGCTTTTTCTTTGTCTAAATCCCTGTGATTCCCTTCCAATCCCTCAGCAAAAATTACTTCTGTAGAGAGATCCCGCATCAAAGCGCCTAATCCCAAGCGCTCAAATGATTTTGCTTGTAAATTAAGTACATGCCACTCACCCGCTATTTCTTTCTCAAGTAAATAAGCGAGATATTGAGCAAGGTCTTTACCTTTAATTTCAGCCAGAACTTTTGCTCGTTCGTGGTTTTCAGGAGACAAACGCACATGCGTAGATTTTTTTTCGAGACTCATTTGTTTGGCCTTAAGCAGCGGAAGCTTTGCTGCTCTGAATGTTTTGGTTAAGAAATAAATGTGGATATTGGAGTTTTACCTTCGCTGGTATCCCTCTAGTCATCCAGTTTTGAACTCGCTGTTTATCTTTGAAGCCCAGTAGCTCTGCCACTCTTGTAGAGCCACCAAGCCGTAAGAGAATTTCTTTATCAGCTTCGATAGACATGGTCGCCTCTAGTAAACGTTTGTTTAGTTAATAGTAAACATGATGTTTCCTAAAGTCAAATCATTTGTTTAACACAAAGTGTTTACTTTTTTAGATAATGCAGAAATTAATGAATCGGGATATTGTGATGAAAGAAGAAAAGGCTGCTCACCCTTCTGTCATAAGGCTTTTAGAAGCAAGTGGTGTTTCGCAAGAAGAAACAGCAAAGGCTATTGATGAGTCACCACAAACAATTACAAACTGGAAAAAAAGAGGTGTGTCTAAAGCAGGCGCATTGAAGGCAGCAGCAAAATATGCTGTTTCTGCAAATTGGATACTTAAGGGTGAAGCCACTAAAAACGAAGGTGTGACTAAAGTATTAGAATGGGATTCAGATACCCCAATAGATAATGATGAAGTTGAAATACCTTTTTACAAAGAGGTTTTAGTATCGTGCGGTTCGGGGTCGTTATCTGAGATGGTAGGAAATGAAACAAGAAAATTAAGGCTAAGCAAGTCAACTCTTAGACAATATGGTGTTGATGCCTCAAATGCTTATGCTTTAACCGCTTTTGGTGATTCTATGTCGCCAGTTATTAACAATGGGGCTACCGTTTATGTTGATGTTGGGAGAACAAATATTGTTGACGGTAAAATCTATGCAATAAGTCACGGTGGATTATTTAAATTTAAATATTTATATAGGATGCCTAAGGGTGGTGTTCGTATTGTCAGTGCAAATAAAGAAGAATACCCAGAAGATATTTTGACTGCTGAGGAAATAATGGATCAAGAGTTTAGTGTTGTTGCTTACGCTTTCAACGTGCAAAACTCATTACCATAAAGAAATAAACAAAATGTTTTAAAAGGCCGCTATATGCGGTCTTTTTTTATGTCTATGTTTAGTAAAAGAAAACAAAATAAATAAACATTTGTTTAATATTCCTCTTGACTACAGTAAACGCCGTGTTTACTATTATCTCACAGACAACAAAAAAGCCCCGACAGTTTGGCGACGCGGGACTTTTACTCAAAGAGCGAGATAAGTATGAACATAAAAACGAATTTGGTCAAACCAATGTGCACAGCACTTGGAGTAATGGGAATGCTTACTGCAGCTTATGCATTCAGCCCAGCGAAAGAACAATCTGTTGCTCCTTTGGTTGAGCGGATTGAAGTAACCGCCCCATTCAAACTCGAATCCATCAACGTTAAGAAAAGTTTTGCTGCTGTCGAAACTCTAAATGAGCAATACGTTGTTGAGTTTGAGTATGTGGCTGAGTTCTCTAACCACAATAATGGTGTGGGCGGAAGTTGGAATGAAGTTGATGTACTTGAAATAAAAGAGCCTCGCGTCTACGACGAAAACGGTGAAGTTGAAAACTACTACTTGGATAGCCGAAGTGTTCAAGAGATCGTTCATGTCATCGAACAAGAACTAAGAGAGCGCGTTTAAGCGCTCCGTGGAGAAGGTTATGAGCAGATTAGAGGTTTTGAAAAAATCATTAGAAAAGAAAGAAATTCTTTTTAATGAGAAGCTTGTGAATCACTTCGCAGATGTTAAGTCAGCCAATGGCCAGCCGTTAAATGATAAGCGCAATGGCGGGGTGACTCTGGATCGGTGGGATAAGCAAAATGAATCATTGCGAAATTTAAAGCAAAGTGTTGAGAAAACTAAAAGTGCAATTGAACGTGAAGAATCAAAAATTGCATATGTTGAGGCGTTATCTAGCGAAATTCCAAAAGAAATCATGGATTTGGTTGAAAAAGGAATTCTAACTCAATGGCGAAAAAATCCTAACTTCTTTTTTGTTGTTGGTGTTGAAAAGGCTCGAATTGTTTGGGATTTAAAGAAAAAGGTAGTTGCTCATCGCTACATTCGGGAAATCAAAGATAAAGCGCAATGGGCCTTATTCCGAGATGTCTACAACAGGTTAAATGCTCAACTAAACACGGAGAACAGCAATGACTAACCCTCACAAAGAATTCGCAGTCGTAATGTTCTTTTTGTTCTTAAGTTTTTTTGCAGCTCTGATCGTGCTTTACAAAGTGATCTGCCCTGCTGTGTGGAGTGTGTGAATGAACCCTCAATCATATCTCTCAAACATGAAGTCAAAGCTTGACCGTGTTTATACAACTTCTGAGCTTAATCAAGCAGTAGAGACACTTTACCAATTCGATCATTTAGATCGTAAAGAATACGAAAACTGGATTGCTGAAATCAAAGCGATTGAATCCAAAAGAACAGAACAGCTTTTAAAGAATGCAGCTTAGGAGAAGAAGATGGAAGTTCAACAAAAAAGAAAGCTTCTCGAAGCTGTAGAGACGCTGGTTCGTCGCCCCGCCTCAACAACTGAAACAACACTAGCTGAGGCATTGGCTTATTTCAAAATGCTTGTAGAAGAAGCAACTCAAGGTCAAATCGAAGTTATTTATAACGACACCACACAAGAATTGCCGTTTTAGGAGAAGAAGATGAAAAAAATGTCTAAAGAAGATTTCTTATCAGTATTAAGTGGATTGTTTGACGCTCATACGGGTAGTGATTGTTTTGATGAAGAGGCATGGCTAGAAGATTGGGAAAATGGTAAAGATCCTGTGGCTGCATTCTATGACGAATATCCAGAATACGACGATCTTTAAGGAGAAGGTTATGAATGCACAAGTGAAAACAGAAAATCAAATTGCTGAACATGATCCTAAATCAATCAAGGCATATGTTAGTGATTCAAAGATTCGTCAAAAGTTTGAGGAAATTTTAGGGAAGAAGACACAAGGTTTCTTAGCATCAGTGATGCAAGTTGCTAATCAAGCACACCTAAAAAATGCGGTACCTGCAACCGTGGTGAATGCTGCAATGATGGCAGCTACGCTTGATTTGCCAATCAACAGCAACTTGGGTTTTGCATACATCGTACCTTACAAACGTAAGTTTAAAGATGGTCAAGGACGTTGGCAGGAAAGCAATGAAGCTCAATTCCAAATGGGCTACAAGGGCTTTATTCAATTAGCTCAACGTTCAGGACAGTTTTCACGTATTGCTGCTACTCCTGTTTATGAGGGTCAATTAGTTTCTGCTAATCCCCTGCTCGGATATGAGTTTGATTGGACTATTGAAAACAAAGGTGAAGCAATCGGATATGTTGCTTTCTTTAAGTTGCTAAATGGTTTTACTGCCGAACTTTACATGAGCAAGGATGAAATCCTTAAACATGCAGGAAAGTACAGTCAATCATTCAAATATGGTGGCGTGTGGAAAGATAACTTTGAGGCAATGGCTCTTAAAACAGTTACAAAGCTTTTGCTTTCAAAACAAGCGCCACTTTCAATTGAAATGCAAACAGCTCAATTAGCTGATCAAGCAATTGTTCATGATGTTGCTACAAATGATTTTGAATACATTGATCACCAGGAGAGTGTTGCAGCTATCGAGCAAAAACCGATGCTTGATGATGATGCTTTTAATTCTTTGTTAGATCAGCTGAATGCTCAGGCAGTTGATAAAGATTTCATCTTAGATGGTTACAGCCTAACTGATGCTCAACGTATAGCGGTGGAGGCTCAGTGATGAAACTATTCCGCTGCTCCAGCTTATCTAAGTTAATGGGTGATGCTCAAAGCATCGCTCAAGAGCTTAGAACTGAGGAAATTGAAACGTTAATCAAGAAGCGTAAGCGTTCAGATAGCGAGAACTCAATCATTGAGCAACTCAAGAATCAATCTTTGTCTGATACAGCAAAATCTGAGATTAGAACAATTGTTAAAGAAGATTTAACAACTTTCAGATCGTTCAAGGGCAATCAGTACACAGCTAAAGGTAATGCACTTGAAGAAATTGCAATTGATCTATCCGGTAAGGTTCGCTTTCGTAAGCTTACAAAACACAGTGGTCGAGTTAATAACGACTTTATCACTGGTGAGTGCGATGTTCTCGATTTAGATCGAAAGCTGATCATTGATACAAAATGCTGTTGGGATATTGGAACACATCCATTTTTCCAAGATGAAGCACAGGAAAAAGCCAAGAAGGCTGGCTATGACTGGCAGATGCAAGGCTACATGTGGCTTTACGATTGTGAAGTTGCAGAAGTTGATTTTTGGCTACTCCCTTGCCCTGTCGAGTTGACAAGCGATTGGGATGATCGAGATCAGCTAATTGATTTGGTTGACAAGATTGATCTTAGAGAGCGTTTAACAACGGTTCGCTACGAGCGTGATGAATCAATGATTCAGAAGATCAAAGACAAAATTCCTCATGCTCAGGCTTATTACGAAAAGCTTTATCAAGAGCGAATCAAAGCGAGGGTTGCAGCATGAAAGAACTCGAAATAGGCATCGCTGTTTTATCAATGTTGCTAATGTTAGTGGTGATGACATGGTGAAGAAGGCAGAACGCATTGATCCGTGGATGTCAGAAGCATTTCTGATTTGGGTGCAGTACATCGGCTATCGAATCGTTACTAAAGGTATGCACAGTGAATTTGTGCCGAAATATGTAAGTAAGAACTTGCCACGTGGTGGCTCAATAGATCACTGCGGCAGACTAAACAAAGCAGCAAGCAATCTGTTTAAAGAATTTAAAGATCATGTGAGGGCGTGAAGATGGATATTAATGACTTAAAGCTTGAAGGTGATGCAAAAGATATTGCGGAGCAAATTTTTCAACAGTTGGTTGGCAAAGTTTACGAAGAAATAAAAAAGCACAACCCAGACAAAGCAAGTGAGTTTGCATTCTGCATGGCTGGCAATGCGATTGGTTGCTTATTCAGTGTCACCAAGCCTGCGAAAGTCCAAAAGGTAAAAGGCTTGGTTTTTCAATGCGTCGATCACATGGCTGTACAGGCTATGCAAAACCGCAAAACAAAGTTTAGTTGAGGTGGCGTAAATGACTAAAGATATTGAGTTAAAAGCAATTGATGAATTGATCTATGAAGTTGAAATGTTTGAGCAAGCGGGTGTTTACCCCGTTCAAGACTTTATAGACAACTTAAAAACACTATCTGCAAAGGTAAAAGAGGAAACAAAACTCGAAGGCTGCGTGGTGGTGCCTGTTGAGCCCACACCAAAAATGATCGATTCAACTTGGGATGATCAAGATGAAATCGAAAAAATGAGTCATAACTCTCGAAATGAGTTTATCTATAAAAAGATGATTAAAGTTGCAATGCTAGAAGCAGCAAGGGGCGGAAATGAGTAATTTAAATTTTACAGAATCTGAACTCGTAGAAGCTATTAAGAAGCGGCAGCTCGAAAAACTTGAACAGTATGGGCATTTAGCAAATGGAACTTCTAAGGATTATCAATTCGGTGAGTTTAGTGCTGTGCCATTGTGGTGGCTAAATGAGTTTGATGCTAATAAACGCAGAAGAATGGCCCATAAACTTGAATCAAAGGGCTTATTAAAGTCGTTTAGGGTTTGTGGGAGTAAAAGTAAATATTCATTATTAACTTTTGCCGTGGTTGGGCTGAGTGATGAACCAAAAGCGGATACGGAGGGGTGAGATGGGAATAGCAATTGATTTAACAAATACTGAGCGTTTAGTTTCCACTGCTGAGTTTGCATTGAGATTAAATATTAGTGAAAAAGAACTATATGACCGAATTAAAGATGGACGGATAAAGCCGCCAGTCAAAGATGGTCGTAAAAATATTTGGCTAAATAGTTATGTTCTGGAATGTATCTTGGAGAAATTTAAGGACAGTAGTCAAAGCAAAATACAAGCTTGAACAGAGAATATAAAAAAGGCCGCATTTAGCGGCCTTTATACTTACAGTAAAATCATATGTGAGTAATACTGTGAGTAAACACAAGTGATATTAAATTAATAAATTTAAATATCAATCACTTATGCTTTGATTGGGCGGCTTACATCATGCCGCCCATACCACCCATACCACCCATATCAGGAGCAGCTGGTTTATCTTCAGGAAGATCAGTAATCATACATTCTGTTGTTAACATCAAACCAGCAACAGAAGCTGCGTGCTCAAGTGCAGAACGCGTAACTTTAGCAGGGTCAAGAATACCCATTTCTAACATATCGCCATATTCGCCAGTTGCAGCGTTATAACCGAAGTTACCTTCACCCGCTTTAACCGCATTAATCACGACTGATGGCTCATCACCTGAGTTCGCAACGATTTGACGAAGTGGCGCTTCAATCGCACGACGTAAGATATTAATCCCCGCTGTTTGATCGTCATTTGCACCTTTCAGATTTTCAAGCGCATTGACAGCACGTACTAGCGCAACACCACCACCCGCAACAACACCTTCTTCAACAGCAGCACGTGTTGCATGAAGTGCATCATCTACGCGGTCTTTTTTCTCTTTCATTGCAACTTCAGTCGCAGCACCGATTTTAATTACGGCAACACCGCCTGCTAATTTAGCAACGCGTTCTTGAAGTTTTTCTTTATCGTATTCAGAGCTAGACTCTTCGATTTGACCACGGATTTGTTGAACACGCTCAGCGATTTGTTCAGCATTACCAGCACCATCAACAATCACAGTATTTTCTTTAGATACAGTGATTTTGTGCGCAGTACCCAAATCTTGAAGAGAAGCTTGCTCTAAAGACATACCTACTTCTTCAGAAATCACAGTCGCGCCCGTTAAGATCGCGATGTCTTGAAGCATTGCTTTACGACGGTCACCAAAGCCAGGCGCTTTAACCGCACATACTTTAATGATACCGCGCATGTTGTTTACAACAAGTGTAGCAAGCGCTTCGCCTTCAACATCTTCAGCGATGATTAAAAGTGGCTTGCCTGTTTTAGCAACCGCTTCTAATACAGTGATCAATTCACGGATGTTGCTGATTTTTTTATCAACAAGAAGAATGAACGGGTTTTCAAGTTCAGCAGTCAAAGTTTCTTGTTTGTTCGCGAAATATGGAGAGATATAACCACGATCAAACTGCATACCTTCTACAACGTCTAAAGCGTCTTCGAAGCCAGAACCTTCTTCAACAGTGATTACGCCTTCTTTACCCACTTTTTCCATGGCTTGCGCAATCAACTTACCAACAGTTGTGTCAGAGTTCGCAGAGATTGAACCCACTTGTTCAATCGCTTTGAAATCATCAGCTGGTTTTGCATTGGCACGGATATTTTCAACCACAGTTTTCACTGCGATGTCGATACCACGTTTCAAATCCATTGGGTTCATACCTGCAGTTACAGATTTGATCCCTTCATTTAAAATTGCTTGAGCAAGTACAGTTGCAGTCGTGGTACCGTCACCAGCGATGTCGTTAGTTTTGCTTGAAACTTCACGAACAAGTTGAGCACCCATGTTTTCAAACTTGTCTTTGAGTGAGATTTCTTTCGCAACAGTCACACCATCTTTAGTAATGTGCGGCGCACCGAAAGAACGGTCGATTACAACGTTACGACCTTTAGGGCCTAGCGTTACTTTTACTGCGTCTGCAAGAATATTTACGCCTGCAATCATTTTTGAGCGAGCTGAATCACCAAATTTTACGTCTTTAGCTGACAT